GGCACCCGCACCGGAAAGTACCAGACCGATAACAGCAGCCGTTAACTTACTCGTCTTTTTCACGTCTGTTGAACTCCCGGTGTTTGTAGTACCAGTTCACGGCAAATGTGCCTATTGTTGAGAGGATGCCGATTACAATTGCCCAGTCGTTCAATGACCAGGCACCGAAAATAGCTGTAAATGTGCCCCACGCATACGCGGTAGGGCTTGTGTATTTATCCATACGCATATTCCGCTCCCATATCAAAAATGGGCGTTTGGGGGCCGTTGTAGCCCTACAAGCTGGTTAATAAAAAGCCGGGCATCTGCCCGGCTTTGAGTTGCCTGATATAGCTCAGGTGGGCTGACCAGGGTCCGTTATCATTGTTATTTCTGAAATTTCAGTTTTAGTTTGCAAAAACCGCTCTTCTTCCAGTTCAACGCCCAGAACACGGCGATTCAAATTCAATGCTGCTTTTAATGTTGCGCCTGAGCCCATGAAAAAATCAGCCACAATATCGCCCTCGCGACTACTGCTGCGAATAATATGTTCCATCAATTCAGCGGGTTTCTCACATGGGTGTTTGCCTGGATAATACTGAACAGGCGAATAATTCCAGACATCGGTGTACGGTACATCTGCCGTTACTGAGAACGAGCGGCGTAACAGGCCATATTCCTGACTCAATTCCTCATACCTGAGCGATAATTCCAGATGAGATGTGGCCAATTCATCATGAGGTTTATTCAGCTCGCCGTTCTGCCGCTTTTCTTCAGCAACGCTGGAAAATAACACCTGCAGTTTTTGGTAGTCCTCTGCATTGGGTAATTGCCATTGACTATCACTGAACCAATGACTGGCCATTTGTTTCCCTGTGGCCTCATGAATTTGTTTTGCTGTGATGCCGAGTGATTTTCGCGCATTACGGAAATAATCAATGAGTGGTTTAAAAACATTTTGTTTCAGTTCGCGGCACTGGCGGGAATAACCATCCGTTTTAGGGTGATAAGGTCCCTGATAATGTTCAGCAAAGATGATCCGCTCAGTGGCGGGAAAATACATCCTTAAACTTTCTTTATTCTGTCTGCGCCAAGGGCCAGAGGGTTTCGCCCAGATGATATGATTTAACACATTGAAACGTTCACGAACGAGAATTTCAGTGTCTGAAGCCAGGCGTGAACCGCAAAACATATATAGGCTACCGTTGGGTTTTAATACCCGCCAAAACTCGGCCAACATTTCGTCCAACCAGGCGAGGTATTCGGTAACACCATCCCACTGATTGTCCCAGCTGCACGATTTAACCCGAAAATAGGGCGGGTCCGTTGCTATCAAGTCAATGCAATTGTCTGGTAACGTTTTGATAAATTGCAGAGAGTCATCGTTAATTAATGTGATACTGTCGAAATTCACAGTATTTATCATGGAAAATTACAGCCTTTTTTGATAGGCTCGAGGTCGCTTGTGTACACATGCGATGGGCCTAGGTTTGCCTGCGACTCTCCGAACAGGCAAATGACCGATGTGTGCTATCAACACTCATCGGTCGCCTATTTCACAGCGGGAAAATTGCCGTCATTGGCAACGCCTAAACAACTCGCCGTCCTGGTCAATTGTCAGACCTGCCAGGCAAAATTGCGTTAAAATCAATTGGCATCGGGCAGATGATAGCCCTGTCATGTTGGAAACGTCGTCAACCGTTACCCAGTTGTTAGCAGGTATGGTTTCTAGAACGCATGCTGCCGCTGTAGTCATATCGTCATGTTTTAGCATGATAATTTAAAACCTCTGGTCAGTTATTGTGCATGAACACACATGTAACTCTGACCAAAACGAACAGCAAGTTTTATTTTAGATATAAAAAAACCGCGATAAACGCGGCTTAATTTTTGACTTTGTTTTGTTTGGATTATAAAAATCCCAGCATGGGAAAATAATACAATTTTTGTTGACTTTTTTCAAGCGATTGTTGGGACCGCGGTCCCAGCTAAATAAATTCATTCTGAATTCAAATGATTGCCATGCAGTTCTGACCGAGATTTCTCACATTTTTCAGTGTACCGTAGTGCAATTCTCACCAATTTTTTTATTCTATCCTCAAATACACTAGCCTCCGGACTCTGCAGTGCTAAATCCGTCAATCGCAATATCGCGTCCAAATCGTCCAATTGGCCTTTTAACCGATTAGATAAATCGTCTCCCGCATCCACAGTCAAATCAACCATGTGTTCTCCTCATAATCGTACTGATAAAAAAACGCCCATCCCATTGGGAACAAATGTAATAATCACTGATTAACTGTATTTTTATACAGTATATTAGTTTAGGTAATCATGTCCAGCGTAAATCCGTGCAAAATAATATTGATACGATTCAATTCGCTAAAAATCCATATTTGTTATTGTATTATTTGACATTAATTCCATTATATCCTGAACGTTAGTCACAATGTGCGTAAAAAAAACATAATTATCGGCGTTTGGTCATTTTTGCGTAATTAATCACATATTTTATTGTTTCGATTGTTATATTTTCATAAATAATTTATATTAATTCTCTTTAGGATATTTTGTTAGAAAAAATTATCGCCTAACTACGCGTTTTATTAATTCAATCATAGTTTCAACCTATATTTGTATGATTTTCCATTTACTAAATGTTGCCGTTCCATCTGGCCATCACTGACAGCTCTGTCCAATTCACGGCGGATAGTTCGTGTATTTAGGCCAACATCGAACACCAGAACGTCAGTAGAAATAAAACCATCACCACCATTACTGAGATTATTTCTACTGCGATTAATCAGTGTCGATAAAATGGCGTTAATTTGTGATGAGCTCATGTTTTCCCATTAATTTCTGATAAATAGCTGAAACATATTTAGCCTGATGAATAGCATCATCCAGAGCGTTATGCCTTTCGCCAGTGAACGGCATGTCTGTTTTAGGGTCATATCCAATATCACGTCCTAACTGAACAATGGTCCTGACATCCCGGTCAGCACTCCAATGCCAGGGAACCCGATAATTGGCCCGTTCATAAAAATTACGCAGTATGACATTATCGAATGATGAACCATTTCCCCAGACGTTCAATGTGTCTAAACTATTTGAGTTACTCCTGGTGAATGCCTCAAATTCCAATAATGAATTGTTTATGCTCCTTGATTCGCCCTCAGTGATTGCCTGTCTCGCAGCATAATTCTGTTTTAACCACCATAGAATGGTTGATGCATCCGGCAGTGCGCCGCGTTTCATCTGTTCAGACAGTGAAATATTTATGCAAAACGTCTGTCCTAAATCACCTGTTCTGATATCAAAAAAAACAGCACCGAGAGCAACAATAGGAGAATGCGAGTGTTTACCCATTGTTTCTAAATCAATCATTAGATGATCAAATCGTTGTATCGCCATGATGAACTCCTGCAGCTAAATTTTATTTTGGTGAATTGATGAGGTTAGATTTACCATTAACCCGCATCTGTTGTGCCGGTGAAAAACGCCTGTAGTCCGGTAATAATTTCATGGCCATACCTGCCGACGATTAGCATTTCAGCACCAAACTCATGTTGCATAGCGTAGTGATCTGTGAACTCACTGAATTCAGAATCCAACCGTTTTTGCTCTAATTTGACATCAGTTTCATAATTAAACGATTTAAAATGCAAGTTCCCTGATGCAGGCATTTTCAGGATAAATCTCGCCTTAAAATCAATGGGCAATCCGTCGTTTTTTTGTATCAACTGCATTTCTACTGAACGAACAGCCATGTCTGGATTGGATAGTACTGATTTGATTTCATTCTCATCCAAATTCATTCCGCTGAACGAGCATTTCGTGGCGACGTCATCCAGTTCTGTTGCCACTACATCACCCATAGGCGCTATAATCAGACTCTCGGGCAGTTCGTAAATCCAATCTTTTCCGCTGAGATAATCAGCCATAATTCGCGATTCAGTTGGTGTGAATGACACAGGCTCAACTGCTAGTCCACCAATGGATTTGCGCAGCATTCCCAGCGCCTCTTCACATTTTTTCCCAGTACTGCCACTGCAAAAAATTAGCCCCTGTAATGGGAGAATTAATAAATAAACAACAGTTCTAGATATAGGCGCGTATTTAATGCATTCGTTTTCAGCCTGCGCTTTTATCTCGTAATAAATTTCGTCCGTTACCTCTCGGCCATCATCGGTAATTTTTTGCATCCGTTCCTGATAAATTTTATTAACTGCGAATGCGTTGGGTTTTCTGGATTCCTCTACATATTTAATTAACAATCTGTTATCAGATGATATTATTCTAGTTTCATTACAAATAATTCCCCAGCCGCGACCTACACGGTCACCATCGGATAATCCATCAAATATGTTTTCATGAATACCGCACGTAATATCGTAGGACAATTCTGTACTAACCCTATACGGGAACATTGTTTTAAATGATTTCATTTTTAATTGACCTTTTTCAAAGTATTTTATTCTTCAATTTCAATATCTTCATACGAGAGAAAATTTTCTATATCCCAATTATCACTAATGTCATAACGCTCTAAAATATAATTAATTTCTTCTTGTTTTTTTCTTTCTGATAAATTTGAATCTGCTATTGCCACATACTTAACATAATCATCTCTATCCATTAATATATCTGCCAAGAAGTCAACAGAAGTACTCCCCTTTACTCTAACCGAAATTGAATTTTTCATTTTAAATACTCCAATGACATAGTTAAGGATGTTGGCTATTCAATTGGGACCGCGGTCCCATGTTCATTTTGTCCTGATATTTTTTGGGCTATCGGCTCTGACTGAATCTCGGTGTAACGCTCTATCCATAACGTTTCAATGTGTTGATCACCGCTGCGATTGCCTAAATACCAATTCGCAACGACCGCCTGTCTGTTACTGTCCGGTCGCGTTCTGTAACCACACGTAGGGCAAAACATTAAATACTGATCCAGTTTTTTCGAATATCTCAGTTGAGGTTTATCGGGCTGAAATAGCATGATCTGTTTACACAGACAGGCTGGCATTTCTGAAGTATTTGCTGACTTAGTTTCGGTGGCGTCGGTCAACATACGCTAATGCCTCTTGGTCAACGTTTTGACACGCCTCAATCATTAATTCCCAGCGCGGTTGGTAGTTTTTTTTCCAGTTGTATCGTGAAATTCCGATTTCGCGACTGAGGTCTGAATAGTTATTCCTGCATCTAGCGGGTTCGTCACGTAATTCCGAGACAGTGAATTGAACTGCCAGCCAAATTAGCTGTTTCATGCGCTCTGCTGTTTTAGCTGACATTTTGTTCATTTTTCGTGTTTCACACAGCGAAATAAATCTCTGATAAACGTTTTTACAAATTGATATTTGGTGATCGAAATTCAAATCATGTGCGTAGCAGTATTTAACCCAGGCGAGAGAATCTTCAGGTATCAAATGGACGGCCCGACGCCAGTCGCAACAGTCATATGTGATGTCATCAATTAATACGGTGCTACGTTGGAATTTTCCGGTTTCGGTGTAATGAAATGGCTCAGCATCAACGAGAATAAATTTACCGTTAATTTCTATTTTCCGACGCGGTTTTTCCCTGAACCTATTACCTGCGCCAGAACCCATGTTCAATGATTCCAGTTGGCCATTTTGTTTTAAATTAAAATTAGCCAGCGCAGTTCGCAAATTTATGCGTACGTACTCATATTGCAACATCGCGCCCCCATTATTTGTCGGTAACATTTCGACCAATCAACCGTTTCATCGTGAAATCGGATTTGAGCTGGTAGCCGGTTCTGACCTCGATATCACTCTGGCGCAATGCAGGAATGGTTCCAGATTGCATCCACTGGTAGATAGCTCCGGGCGTAACACCTAGATATTTTGCAGCTCTGATTGCGTCGCCATAGTAGGCTATGAGGTCATAGGGTTTCATGGGAAATACAATAAACCAAAATCATTTTTAAAGCTAGCTTCAAAAATAAAATATTATAGCTGGCTGTAGGGATTTCGGTTATCATGTATACATGAAAACGAGAGGCGATAGATTAAAACAGCGGCGGAAGGAGCTAGGTCTCACATTACGTGAGGTAGGCGAGCACGTCGGAATATCAATAGCGGGAGTTCGGAATATCGAACTGGGCGATGTCATGCCCGCGCTCAGTATCGGTGTTAAATTGGCCGAAATCCTGGATAAATCAATTCATTGGGTGTTGGATGGCGAAGAAATTGGTGCGCGCCAGAAAATTCCTATTGTCGGGGACACGAAAACAGGCCCCGATCCTCAATACATGCAGGATGATAAAAATTTTATCCCGTCCGCATATATTGGTTTTGACAGTACGCCAAATAAAATATACGCGCTAAACTGTGTGTGTAATGATCTAATCGGGTTTACGTATGGCGACGTTCTGTTGGTCAGCTACCACGAAAACCTCGTTTACGGTGAAAATGTCGTCGTCGTAACAAATGGCGGGGATATAATGGTGCGGAGATTAGCGCGTGTCGAGAAAGAGGCAGGCGAATTGCATTTGGATAATATTGATATTTCAATGAAACGTACCGTTCTAAAAATAACCGATATCAAATATATAAACATGATCGTGGGTTCAATCCGATCAACAATGGTGAACAAGAAAATGTAACTTGCTTTAAAATGGTTTTGAACTGTGCTTTAATTAGTTGCTATGTGGCGTAGTAGCCGATTGAGAACATTCGGAACCAACTGGAATTTTAAATACAAAAAACCCCGGTTGTGGCGACCGAGGTTTCTGTGGGATTCGTCAAAATACGAACTTAATTGCGTAAGTTCATTTTAGTCGAATCTCCCAATTTGTTTCAACCTTTTTTTATGGGTGGGAGAGTAGTCCGTGACAATTATCGATTTTTATCAGACAAAATTTAATTCAGACCCGTATGAAATTCTCTATGCAGCGTACGCCGAACTCGCAGAAATAGCGGCATCGGCGGGCATTGACTGGAATGAATGCGCGGCAAATATCCAACTCGTTGCAGTTCAGGGCAACGCCGAAAAATATTCCACATATACCGGAAAATATCCCGCCGTTTTGGAAAAAAAGCTACGCGGACGCGTAGAAATCTATTCGAGATTGGAAACGTCGAACAACGGAATTCGATATCCATTTGTCAATTTCGTCAAAAAAGGCGCGGCGGCTGGCAGTTGGAATGGCTACCAGTTTTTATTATCAGCACGCCGTGAATTTTGCCGAACAACTGGGACCGCAGTCCCAGCTCAATTTAATGAACTAGAAAATCAAAAACGCATTGAACGCCAGCGCCGTGAACGTGAAGAACGACTGCAGCGCGAGGATATTAGCCGTAGGGTTGTTAATCAGAGTCGCCATCAGGCTCTGATGGAGTACCTGCACATGGCCGAACTGTTCCGCAATGCACCAGCCGCGGACGGAACCCATCCGTATGCCGTCAAAAAACAGATCCGTTCGATTTTTAAATCGTGCGATGTCCGTCTCGTTTCATACTGGGACCACGGTCCCAACCCGAAAAAACACGAATTTTTAGCAGTGCCTCTATATCACCTCGATAACCGTTCAGACGGTCGAATCATTGGTTGGCAACGCATTTACTCCAACAGTGAAAAATACCAAACACGTGCTGTTGATGATGGTGAATTCACTGGCGCATGCCACGTTATTGGTAATCTGAAAGATGCGCGACGGGTTTGTATTGTAGAGGGTTTTGCAACAGGCGCATCTGTATATCTGGCAGCAAAAAACAATTTCGATGCGGTAGTTGTGGCAGTATCAGCGGGCAACCTAATTAACGTTGTCGATCAACTGGTCACTGTTTATGAGGGCGTAAAAATTTGGTGCGCCCTGGACAACGACGAACACACAGCACGGGTCAAAGGGAAGGGGAACACTGGGTTACGTATGGGAATTGAAATTATGAAAAAATTCCCATCTGTACGTTGTACCCGCCCGCTATTCCCTGAAATTGAAGATGGCCAGTCCGATTTTAACGACCTGTACGTTAAATTTGGTAAAAATGAAACCCAGCGCCAGTTGAGTGTGAAAGAAAACCAATTCTGCATAGCTGATAAAATTTTTGATGCTGAGCTAGCATTGTTGTCTGTTGTTGAAATTAAAAATATCAAAAACCAACTGAATTCCTGCATTAATGCGGGTATGGGCTATTGTCCTACTAATTTGTCACCCCGTCAATTGGTCACCGAGATAGAAAAAAAACTACAAGAAATCGGATTATTGACCGAATTTTCAAAATTAGTTCGTCACCGTGTTAACAAACGATTTAATTGGAAATGCCGGAAAGCGCAAAATACTCGTTCGTTCAGCGAACGCATAACTGATCTCAAACTGCGCCCGAAACACATCACCTATAAACAGTTTGATAAACCGCACATGACCGATGACGTATTGAATTACGTCAAATCGCTGACGGGTCCTATTATCGTCCGTGCGGGAATGGGTTCGGGTAAATCACAGCACCTATTGCGCCCAATGATGCATGCAGCAGAACGCGGCATTGCCGTCGCGCACCGCGTGTCACTCATCGGTGGTTTATGGGAAATGATGGCCAGTGGCGACAAGGATATCCTGCACTATCAAGATCAGGGTGCTCAGAATGCGGCGACGTACGCCAATAAACTGACAATTTGTATCAATTCAATTGTCAAAAATTGCTGGCAGCCATTAATGAAAAATCACGATTTTTTCGGATTGGATGAGGCAACTCAGGGGTTACGCGCGATTCTATCCGGCAAAGCCATGGATAACCCTGTTGGGGTTTTCAATCAGTTAATTGACGCGCTGGCCAGAACTACCGAACACCCCGTGATGGTTGATGCGGACGCAAATGACCTGTTAGTTGAATTGGCTGAGTTGGCCATAAAACGCCGAGAAGAAATTGGCCTACCTGTATGGGAAAAAATTCATGTTATTGAATTGCCGGTTGACGTTCGCAACCGGGAAACGGGTGAACCAATCCGCGTTCTCTATACAGAAAAAGATCGCATAATGACAGAGGTTGTCGGTGCAGTTAAACGTGGTGAAAAAATCCTATTAGCAACTGATAGTGCTACGTTCGCAGAGGATGTAGCTACACGTTTGGAAAAGGATCATCCAGAGAAAAAATTTCTGTGCGTAAACCTCAACACAAAACCAAATCCGGAAGTTGAAGCATTTACCGATTCGCCGAAAAAAATGCTCATCAAATACGACGGATTAATTTACAGTCCGTCGATTTCATCGGGAGTCTCGTTCGAAACGCCCCATTTTGATCGACATTTTGGCATGTTCTGCGGCGAAGTCGCGCCATCAGACGCAATTCAAATGTTGCGCCGTGACCGCACAGCCCGTGAGTTTATCATCGGATTTGACCGCGTTCGGCAACGACGTGAAACCGATCCGGTAAAAATTAAGCGGGCATATATACAGGCCATGCTAGAAAACGCGGGCAAAAATGGTGAAGTTACCGATGTGGTGTTGGATGGTGACCGACTGTCATTAGGAATAGCAAACACCGATTTTACCAAAATGAAAATCGAAGCCACGGCGTTGGAAAACACAGCCAAAAACGATTACGCCAACAATATGTTGTGCATCATGTATAGCGACGGGTATCGGGTCGAAAAATTGGCAATTGATTTGGACGCAAACGAACTCGGCAAAGAACTGCGTAAAGAGGCGCGCGAAATTCGCTGGGACGAATTTGTCGAACTTCATATTAATACCGAAACACCATCGGACGACGAACGACAAGAATTGCTGGCACGGCGTGCTGTATCAGAGGAAGAACGGGCGAAATTAAATCGTTGGGAAATTGAACATGAAATGATGCTGCCCGTCGACGAATCCAGTCTGAAATTTCATCGTGAAGGCGGTAAACGAAAAATTGAACGGATAGAACTGATATTACAAGATGAAATTACAGTTCGCCGCTGGGACAGAGAAGAGGCCCTACTGAGTTTTCACTACCGATACAAAATTGGCAATAAATGGCAAAATTTCGTCTGTTCCGCAATGACGCAAGAGCAAGCTGATAAAATTTTTCGGGAAAAAAATCCTTCTATTAAACCAATATCAGTTAAATGCACGCCTGTTGTTGATGTAAGTTTGCGTAAATTTTGGTCAATCCAGCGCGACGCATTATGCAGATATTTTGCCGCGTGTGGTATTGATTTCGAACAACTATTGGGAACAGGTTATTCCGGCAATATCGACCGAGAGCGTTTGGCGCAGGCTCGTGACATGCTGTTGACCCCGGAGAACGCCGACGTGTTCAATAATATCGTAAAAATCGGTGGGTATTATCAACCAAATCAAAAAACAAAAGATGCAGGCGATTTTTTCAGGATGATATGCAAATCCCTCGGTTTAAAGATCGAAACTCGACGTCCCAGAGTCGGTGAAAAACGACCGACCACTTATACCATCACTCCAGAATCAATTTATTTTATGCGCGATATTATTGGCAAACGACGTGATTCAGGAATGACGTTATCCCCGCGTAAACCAGAAACAGTGCGGGTTGATGAGGTGGATCGCGATCCGAATGTTTCTCTATATATAAATGATGATCCGCGATCCACTGGAGACACTCCCGCCGCACCTGTTTCAGTAATAGAACACGCGTTGGGTGGGGTTCCGGTGAAAATTCCGGTGGACTGGGCACAAACTGCGTTGTCGCGTGATGAGCTGGATACAGTGCGACAGTGGTCGCCAACCAGTATTGCGCTGACGTTCGCGTCACTGTACCTCACAGAGTTTATGGAAAGGCTGTCTGGCAGTGAACTGCGGTTATTGCGGCAGTTTATCAATGACACACGTAACACGGGTCACAACGAGCTACAGAGCGCATTCTGTGGTTAATATTAGGTTCCCATTACCACCTGGGGTTATTGAGGGCGTAGATTATGAGTATTATTTTTAAATATGGTAAAAATCCGCACGTCACTCCTAACACAAAAACGTCGTTTTTGTTGTTGAGAAGCAAGGGCAATCAATTGAAAGGTGCTGATATACAACATTTGGTCTGGAAAGTTCGTCGGTGTTACCCGCGTGGCATGGCGTACAAACGGTTGGAAAAACTGGAACACTCAAAGGTGCGTTAGTAGTCAAAATGGTGATTTAAAACACAATTATCAAGTGTTTTCGATAAATATTGTTGACGTGTTGTGTAGGTTGCGGTAACGTAAATACGTCACAGCAAAATCTGTGATCGGGCGTGAGAACCCGGCTATTCTAAACGGCGCATCGACACGCGTTTGCGTGTTTTTTGTATGCGCAGCCTGAACAAAATATGGTGATTCAGGCGGGGCAGCCGAAAGGCTGGCCGGTAACCGTTTAGGCCGGTATTCTCACCCCCGTCTGGATCGCCACCAATTTGAGCGTGAGAACTCGGTGGCGAATAAACCACTAAACGGGGTTCGCAAAATGTTCACCTATAAATTTGCGGGTATTTTCCGCACCGATAAAAAAAATCATATCCATTTTTTCACCACAATAGCTGATAGTGAAATTTCAGCCCGCCAACAATTTTCTGAAAAATTCGTCCTATATTTTCGTGCCCGTCTACCGTTCGGGAGGACAATATGAGTAATATCCGCCGGAACGAATTTGGTTTATCTGAAGAATTAGCATCGCTGCTAGCGCAAATAGGTGCGTTAATTAATACAGCCCACCACACGATGGAATCGCATGATGCCAATATTTATATTCGTGATACAGCCAATTTACTATTGGCCGCAAAAAACCTAGTTATTCAGGCCGAACAATACCGTCGTGAGTGGGACGGTTTAATCAGTCGAGAACGTGGGGTGAATAATGGATACAGGCATCCGTTGTAATTGTCAAAAATATGAATTCGACGTTGATAATAATGCCCCGTGCCCACATTGCAATTGGGTTGAGTTTCTAAAATATCAACGTAACGAATGGCAGGCCGCTGGTTATGAAATGGCATTTGATGGAATTAACCCGCGTGATATCAAATTTTACGAATTACCAATTGAATTAAAACGTCCAGGATTATTGGGAATAGTTCGACGAAATTTATTACGTGGTTATTATCGCGGAATGAAAGATATTGGTAAAATAATTAAAATACATTATTGATAGTTTTATTTTGTCATTAATATTCAACTAATCCATGAACATTTTTGAAGAGAGAATAACTATGTCTACAAAATTAGAAGTTAATATTTTTTATAATAAAGAAATTAATCAATGTGAAATTTTTTGGACTGCTGGCAGTAGTGATGATGTTGTTGAAATTGAGAAAAGAACATTGGAAAAATTGGCCAGCGCCTTAATTACCCACATGAACGGTGGTAATTCTATCAGCACTGGTAACTCCAGTAATCAAGTTCATTAATTTAAAATGAGGTGCTAAAAATGGAAGTAAATATTAAATTAAACAAATCCGAAGTGAATGAATATTTAAACACTGAATTTAATATTCAGGAAGGCGAATATTCGGAGATCATTCAGAGTGACATAGGTACCATGTTAAGAACCTCTGGATTTCAATGGGTAAAAAATTCAGATGTTTCAGTTATTATTAACTAATTATCAATTAATTATAGCTCATTATCCAGTGGGCTATGCTGAGTTGATAATTGATGAACAAATGATTTAAATAGGTGCAGGCTGCGCCGAATTCACGCCTCCGGACATTGCAATAGCAGTGGTTGAAAGAGGAAATTTGCAAGTGCGGATAGGTCATTTACGCCCCTGGACATTGCGAAACGCGGTGGTTGAACAGGGAAATCCGCAAGTGTGGATAGGTCGTGCAGAACAACGCGATGTGCCGCCCATGCGGGCCGCTACACTTAGGATGGCAATTTTTTGGGAGAAATTGTTATGCTTTATGCGATACAAATTCGGTTGTACCCAACCGCAGAACAACGTAATTTTTTCGCCAAAACGTTTGGTTGTTGCCGTTGGGTTTATAATGACGCACTGGCGTTTTGTCAGCAACAATATGATGCAGGTGAAAAACGCCCGTCAGGATATGATCTTGTAAATCGTTTACCGTTGTTAAAAAACGAACATGGGTGGTTGGCAGAAGCGGACAGTCAGGCTCTGCAATACGCCTGCCGTTGTGTTGATACCGCATACAAGAATTTTTTCCGCCGCGTAAAAAACGGCGAAACGCCTGGATTTCCCCGGTTCAAATCGAAACATCGTGGTGATGCTACGTACACGGCCACAGCCGCTGCTGGCATCAAACTCACCGAACGCCAGTTGAAACTGCCCAAAGCGGGTTGGGTACGCTGCCGCGGATTCCGTCCGTTCGATGGCAAAATTAAACGCGCTACGGTTCGCCAAACGCCAACCGGAAAATACTACGCGACAGTATTGATTGATGATGGCCGTGATTTTCCGGCACAACCTACAGTTGATTTACAGCCAATTGGAATCGACGTCGGCTGCAAAACCGAAGGCGCAGTTCACCAATTCGCAGCACTCTCTACGGGTGAGATAGTTCACAGCCCTGCTGCGTACAAACTCATTCAGAAACGTCTGCGTCGTGCACAGCGTAAATTGGCACGTAAACAGAAGGGCAGCGCCAACCGGCTGAAGCAAAAACGCCGAGTGGCTCGTTTACACGAACGTACCACTGCCGTTCGCCGTGATTTTCTACACAAATTTACTAACCGCCTCACACGTGAAAACCAAGCCGTGGCGGTGGAAGATTTGAATGTAAAAGGCATGATGGCGCGTCCAAAACCGAAACAGGACGAAAACGGCAATTACATACCAAATGGCGCCAGTCGAAAATCTGGTTTGAACAGGTCATTGGCCAGTGTTAGCCTGGGCGAATTTTTTCGTCAGTTGGAGTATAAATCGATGTGGCGTGGTGTGGCATTTTTGAAAATAGACCGCTGGGCACCATCCAGTAAAACGTGCAGTGTCTGCGGGAACGTTAATAATGAATTAATATTATCCATGCGACAATGGAAATGCGTTTGCGGGGCTGAACATCACCGCGATATAAATGCGGCAATTAATATTGCGGCTATGGCGGTTTAGTGATTTTCAAATAGGGCAAGACCTGCCCGAATTAACGCCCCCAGACATGGCCAGAGTGTTGTGGTTGAAGGGGGAAATTCGTCGCTCATAGGGGCGTGGATAGGTCGGGGGAATTGAATAGAGCAGGGAACACCTCCCCGTGTCGCCCACAATGGCGTGGATAGGTCGCTGCTGCTCAAGGATGGAAAAACTAAAAAATAGTATCACCCATACAGACGCAATAGGTCGAGGAGGAGATCGAATGAGTGCGCAACAGTTGCCCAGAGGTTCGTACAAAATCAATCGAAAAATACACAATAAATTATTTAAATATAAACCACTAAAATTTCATAAATATTCAAAATTAGACGTCGGTGACGAAAATGAATTAAACATCTATGTTTACAAATGGTTCATTGTGTTAGTAGCCATTCCACTATTGATTTACGGCTCACTGGTGGCTGGACTGATACCAGCATTCAAAGAGCTGCGCGATGCATGGAGACAGCCTGTATGGCGGTGTGGTATGCCAATTATTCCTGATGAATTATTGAAAGAATTACGATAACAAATATCCCCTGATAGGAGAGTAATTATGGCACTATTTAAAGGTACACCAGGTCCTTGGTTGGTAAATCATCTTGATCATAGTGAACACGCCCACATCACATCAGAAGCAAGAATAGAAGAGTCAATGATGGATATCGCTATTGTTGAATATGGTCATCCGGATGCAGGCATAGATGAAGGTCCAGGGAAAGAACAGCAGGCAAATGCTCAGTTAATTGCTACGGCTCCGTGTTTATTAAAGGCTTTGCAGGATTTAGTTAATTCACTGGATTCTGATAAATTAAATGGAAACGACGCGGGTTTTTATTTAAGTGAAGCGAAAGAAATTTTACGAAAGGCATTGTATTAGTTGATGATTTAACTTGGTAAACGCGGTGATTTGTGATGAATGTTTGGGTGCGGGTGAAATCACTGAAGAATGAGGTGGGACCGTGGTCCCAACCATATTTTCAAACTGTCATTCTTATATCTATATTAGCACCGCAGGCACTGGCATAACGCGATAATGTTTTCACACTAGCACCCAGAGGATTGCCCTCCAGTCGCGTGATTGCGGATGGGGATATGCCCAATTTTTTAGCTAATTCTGATTTTGACAACCCAGCGTGTTCGCGCATTTGGTATAGCATTTCGACGATGGCGAGCTCCTGATCAGCATCCTGGTACGCTTGAATAGCTGCTGGGGTATCTAGCATTTCTGCCTTCAGTTGTTCGAAACTGATACCGTTCATTCGTTCATCTCCTGTAACCGCTTTCTCGCTATTTCTATAGAGCCAGATGGAGTTTTTTGTGTTTTTTTCACAAATGCATGTAATAGATAAATTTTTTGTCCTATTTCAAACGCATATAGCGTTCTAGCTATGTTTTTATCTCCAACCCGTAGTTCGAATAGACCACCGCCAATAACTCTACTGTGTGGCATTTTTAATTGGTTTCCATCCGCACTCAGTCGTTCTATCAATCGGAACATGCGACCTCGCAGTTCGTCAGGTAGCTGCTTCAATTCCAATAGTGCATCTGGATGAGTTATCACATCAAACATTTTTCCCCCTGATTGAAATATATCAAAAAGAGAAATTTCTGTCAAAGATACATTTAACTAAAAAGAGAAATTTAACTAAAATATGCCTGCCATGCCTGAATCATCGCATCTTTCAGGTCGTCCGCCTGACCAACCCATGAGTAATTTTGGTTGATCAAGTAAGGAAATACCTATTAAAAATTCTATTTATATGTTGTATTGCTTCGTCTCACTACTGTATTAATTTTAATTAATACAGGCTCGCCTTTTTGTATTTCGAATATTACTCTATAATTTCCAACTCTTAATCTGTATTGATTATTATCATCGACTAATTTTTTTATATCCAGTCGAATGATTGTTGGATAATTAGATAATTCATTTATTTTATTTCTAATAGATTCCTGATCATTTTCAGGAATTTTACGGAGATCTTTAACTGCTCTTCCTGACCAATAAATTTTTACCATTACTTTCCCCTTAATATAATTTATTTTTATTTAAATTATAGCCGTTTCGCTTTTTTTTGGTTGGAATTAATTTCCATATAAAAACCCGCACGAAGCGGGTTTTTTATGATTATCTTATTTATTGTAAATTTATTGAATTTCATTACATAAAATTATTTATTTTTACTAATATTAGTTTATATTGACTTTGTCAATTTAGTCACGTTTTAACATTGCTGTATTACTCATTCACTCTAAGATCAGTTGTTCTGGTTGGCACTCATACAGTACAGCCAAACGTTCCAAGTTTTCTTTACGTGGCCTTTCAGTTTTTTCAAATTCTGACACAGTTGCTTGTGTTATCCCTAGATTTTCAGCAACTTGTTTTTGTGTCATACCTCTATAAATTCTCCATGCCGCTTGCATTGTGCAATTTTTGGATGACAGGATTTCAATAACTTCATTGGGATAAAGGACATCGTCACTTGGTCCCACGTCGTTTTGAATAGGCTCATACATTTCATCCAAATCTGCACTTTCCAGTAATTTTTGAAACAAACTTAATGGAATAATGACGGATGTTCTTTCGCCTCTATCATCAGTGACATACTGATAAGAAAGCATATTATCCTCCAACACGCTAACAATTGTGCGCATTTTAATGTGCATTCAAAGAAATCTAATGCACTGCTTTTAGCTTATATGCTTATTATAGGGCTAAATCCCTATATTGTCAACATTAACCCTATATTGTTCACCAAAACCCTATATTAATCAAAATACGCAAGCCACGCCTGGATCATCGCTTCTTTCAGGTTGTCCGCCTGACCAACCCATGAGTAATTTTGTCCACTATATTCGAATTTAACTACCCACTGGCCTTCATCACGGCGATGAGGGGCAGAGAATCGTGGGCGTTCTACTGGTTTTGATTGCTCTGTTTGTTCCAGTTTTTTCTCAGATTCTGAATCAGGTTCTGGCTCCTGTTTTGGTTCATTTTCGGCAATATCATCATCAATTTCCATTTCATCATTAATGAACTCGTCGTCAACGATATCATCAGCCAGTTCCTCGCCCTCATCGTCCTGAATAATGATATTTGGAGAATTATCTACCAGCTGATATCGACCGTTTTCGCCAATTTCCTGTTCTAATGCATCAGCTGCGAATTCTAAATACCGTTTTGTCAGTGGAATGTTGAACCCTAATGCACGGAGCTGAGACGAGGTGACTAAATCATTTGGATATGTTTCAACGATCTGTTTCGTTGCCTCGTGAATGCGAACGCCAGCATCACCACGGGCAAAATCTAGCATTTCATCATCAAGCTGTTGCAATGCTGATAATCGTTGATTTTCATTGCCAGTATCAGGTTTCCATGTGCGTGAAAAATTGTGTAGTTTGAACTGTTTATAGTGTAATTGGGTGTTTTCATCGTCATGGCCAAGAATTTCAGAGAAAAACACATCCTCATCGACTTCGGCCCAGCGAGAATCGTGATGAAACCATGTTTCATATGCGATTCGTGCATATATAGAGCGACTATCTTTATAAACGCGACGATCATCATTGAAAAACTGTTTTACCCAGGGATTGAATGATTTTGCTATTACAGCATTGATTTTTGCGTTTGGCGACCGGGTGTCATTCACGTCATCCGTTGTCATGATTTCATCAAAATCTGATATAGCTGAACAATTTCGCAATAATTCGAATTTTTCCATGAAAACATTGGCATCATATAGAGTGTAAATAACACGCCCAGTATCTGTTCCAGTGCGTTTTTTTGCCTGTCCGAAAAATTCTACCTGCTGTTTTCCAACAACGGTAAAATTGCCGTGAACCATGATTTCAATCATGCGTCGTCCAGACACAGCCGCCAGTGCAAATGCCAGAGGCGCCATGCCTATTCTGGTGGTCAAATCAAACGAATGAGCTGGGGCATTTAGGATATTGTGCAACGCCTGCATATATGTAGGGTAGTCAATCCAAACAACAGCCCGTTTTTTATCACTCAGAACCTCATTCCACCGATTTTGAATAGACGTGCGTTCCGCCTGACTCAATTGCAATGTGTATAAAACGTCGTGGTTTATTTTTAATTTAGATAAATCCTCTAGGAGCAATCTCCCCTGTCCCAACAACTGGTATAGATAGTCGCGTCGTTCTCGCCACTCGTCGCTGTTTAAATCAAATAGTGCGAACTCCCACGTCGGATATTTTTTAGCTAAACGAATGATCTTGTTCTCTGCAGAACGATTCCCTAATTTAATTTTATTGAGTTCATCAGCTAGTGGAATTATGCATTTTAGTTGATTTTGTAATGCAACGAATTTCTGCCTAATTTCTGCTGCTGGTAGCTCAATCCAACTATTCAATTCATCGGAATACAGAGGGTATTTCTCTGCTATTTTCGTAACATTATTTAAGAAAAAATGATGTAACCTATCATCAAAACGCTTTCTAGCTCGCGTCATGTATGCGTTATAAGTATTTGATGATATTCTATTTTTAAGACCTTTTCCGCGGTATTTCCGCTTATCGGTAAATAATGCATTTTTGAATCTAGATGCTGCTGCTTTATATTTCCGAGTTTTTTCACCCTGAGGAATTTCTGATGCATCTATTTCATCGATTTCATGAACCAATGCGTTTATTAATTCGCCAATTCTGATTTTTTGAGTCATATAACCCTCCTATCATCTATGAATAAATAGTAACATAACTTAAGAACAAATCAAGACGTTGTGTGAAAAACACCCGTAACAATAAAGTATCAAAAAATAAGAAATATTATATATCAACGAATTTACTTATCTTAAATCATTCCGTATTTTAGATACTTTTATGATATCGCATTATACCATTATA